ATGCCCCTGCGGTGCACGACGGCGCCGTCTACAAGGCCAATGACAGCGAGGGGCAGCCCCGCACCAGGCCGGCCCGGCCCTGGACGCGGGAGCTGCAGCGCGAGCGCGTGAAGCTGCAGCGCGCCTTTCAGTTGCACTTCACCCTTTCGGCCAAGCGCCGGGGCCTGGGCGGCACCCGCCGTGGTGGCGCCGCTCCGGCGGGGCCCTCGGCCCTGCCGCCGGCTGGAGGTGCAGCATGACCCAGGCCCAGTGCCAGGTGGAGCTGGGCGCCAGCCTGCGGCAGGTGGCCGATGAGCTGCGCATGCTGTTTGGCCCACTGTTGGGTCAGTACCACCGTTCTGAAGGCCCGCCGATTCAGGCCTTCTGGACGGTGGGCAAGGGGCAGGTGCGGCCCAGCTACACCGCTACCGGCATCGAGGCAGTGCTCACCGAGGCCCCGGAGCGCGAGCTCCTGGGTGCCCCCACGCGCACCATGGCCACGATGCGCACCTGGACGGTGACCTTCACCCAGTTCGATACCAGCAGCAACCTCGAGGCGGTGCGGCTGCTGGCGTTCCGCGCCTGGCCCACCGCCCAGCAACGTCACCAGCCACAAACTGATGACACCTACGAGCGGCTCATCGTGGAGCTGCCCGATCCCGTCTACATCGCCTCCCTGGCAGCCTCCGGCTGACAGCCACGGGCTGCACAGCGGCCGCCTTTCTCCTTTACCCCGACCCCTTCAAGGACCCCACCATGACTGATACCGCGATCGGGCAGAGCTTTGTCAAGGCGCACCGCAGTGTGCTGCTGATGACCCCCCTGCGCGCCCCCTGCCGCTATTTCGCCACGCGCGATGAGTCCGGCTTCATCACCCGCCCCACCCTCGACCCTGGCGACTGGGCCCGGGAGCTGCAGACCGTCAAACAGGTGTCGTTCAATGTCGACAACAACGATCGGGAGTTTCGCCTGATCGGTGACGAAGGCTGGAGCGATTCGGTGACCACCGGCAGCAAGGTGAGCGCCTCGTTCGACACCTTCTTCTCCAAGCTGATCGTGCAGGGCGCCGCTGGTGGCTGCCCTGAGTTCCGCGGCGACTACTCCGAGGAGTTCGCCATTGTTGAGCAGGCCCGCTACGACACCGACTCGGAAGTGTTCGTGGAGATGTTCAAGGAGCTGGGCCGCGCTGGCGGCAACACCGGCGACTACATCTACGACTACGCCTGTTTCAACGCTGCGCTGCGCAACTACAAGGAGCCCCAGGCCGCCGAAGACCTGATCAACGTCACCTTCGATGGCATGAGCCGCGGCCGGGCGATGTTCGGCCGTTTCAACGCCGGCAGCGCGCCGCTGGCCACCGGTGCGGTTCAGAGCGTGATTCTCAGCACGGCCCCCTCCAGCGGCAGCCGTCGCTATGCGGTGGTGCCGGCCGACAACGGCACGGCGGTGGTGGTAGGCAACAACCTGACCGTGACCTACACCAGCGATGGCACCGCTCCGCTCACCCAGCTGGCGCTGGGCGCGGCCGATGGCAGCGGCTTCCGCCTCGAGGTGGCCAGCTCCGGCGTGCGCGTGCCGGCGGTGGTGACCCTGGCTGGTGGTGTGGTGACGATCAACCCCTCCGCCGACCTGGCGGCCGCCACCATCTACCGTCTGGTGGTGCGCGACGGGGCGATCACCCAGGCCGTCAATGCCTCCCTGGTGGCCGATGCCGCCGGCATCCGCCGGCCGCTGGCAGGCTTCTCCACCACCTTCCGCACCGCCTGATCACCAGGCCGCGGCCGCCAGAGCAAAGAGAGGGGCCCTGCGGGGCCCCTTTTTCATGGGTGGCCTCTGGTCTTTCGCGCGAAAACTGCCCAGCAGGGCCGCCCGCAGCCGTTACGGTGCAGTCATCGGGGGACACCCCCAGGACCTGGACAGCTGAATATCCCGCGGGCGGTTGGCCCGCCCCGGTGGTGCCGATCCCTGGCACCTCTGAGTCCCGCCAGGGGGCTCACCCACCACCGGAGGCACCATGACCAACCCCACCCGCACCCCTCAAAAGGAGTCCATCTTCGGACCCCCGACGGGAGATCCGGAGGTCGACGCGATTTTCGCCGAGATCGAGGTTCTCTTCGAGGAGTGGGACCAGCTCATCGATGAGCAGCTTGCCACCGCGCACCGCCTGCGCGACATGGCCGCCATCGAGGAGGAGTGGACCTGCTGAGAGGGCGCCCCGCAAGGGGCTTTAGTACAGACACCAGGTCGGGACCCTGCTCCAACCAGAGCTGTCTCCTCTTGCAGCAGCTTTCCGAGCCAAGTCAATGTATGAAATACAGATATTGCGGTTTGCGTCTTCCGCAATACGATTGGACTTTAGGCAACTTCTAAATGCTTCAATACTTTCCAGGTAAACTGAACAATCAAACGTACTTACCTGCGACTTTGCGCTTGTTGAAGCGAGCACGCTGACTCCCAAGGCAGCCGCGGCGAGCAGAAAGGCGAAGCGGCGTGGTCGCATCGGATCCGAAGCAAGGTGATCGCGGGATGGCTGGCGTTGCCCCGCCTCCCGTACTCTTGCACTGGTGGGTGGGGTCGGCCCTCCCCGCAAGGCTGGGCGCCGGGAGCGGTGCCGTGAGTCGCCGTTCGGGCTCGGTACTGGAGGCCCCACCCGCCACCCCTTGACAAAGTGATCTGCTGTACTCTGGCGAAACCTGGTGGCAGCACCGGGCAACTCATACGCCCGCTTCGAGCGGGAGCCATTGATGAACAGCACCCTCACCCCCAAGGGGATGGAGTCGCGCACCTGGAACGGTGTGGAGATTCAGCGCCGGCCGGCCGACGGCTATGTCAACGCCACGGCAATGTGCAAGGCCAACGGCAAGCGCTGGCCCGACTACATCCGATTAGACCGCACACAGGCCTACATCGCTGCTCTGGCAGCCGTTGTGCAGATCCCCACAACGGGCCCCGATGGTTTGATCCAGACCATCCAGGGTGGCCTTCCCCATCTGCAGGGCACCTGGGTTCACCCCCAGCTCGCCGTCGACCTTGCCCGCTGGATTTCCCCCGCCTTCGCCGTGTGGATGGACGGCTGGTTCCTGGAGAGCCTCACCCCCAGGATCGCCGCTGATCGCACCGAGGCGCCCACACTGCCGATGGTGGCCATCGAACGGATTGGCACCGAGCTGCATGTCAGGGTCCGACCAGCTGGCGAACCGGTAGGAGTGCCTGCCGTTGCGCAGCCGCATGACTTTGTGGCTGATCAGCTCTGGCGGCAGCGGAAGCAGCTGACGGAGCTGCACAACTGCCTGAGCCTGCGACTGTTCTGGTTGGCCTGCCACAACGACTGGACGGAATTCGTGTACCAGCACCCCACCATGACCCTGCGGCCGAGTCGTAGGAGCCAGGCTGTGGCGGCAGCCGTGGCCGCTCCGCCCCGGCCCCCCGCACCCGCGCCGGCGGCGCCGGCCCCTGGTCCGCGTCCTCCTCGCCAGCACCAGGCGCCCCCGGGGCCGCCCATGCCTCCGCAGTCTGCGCAGCAGCCCGACGGCTACCGGCCTGGCGATCTGATCACCGGCCCCGAGCTGGCCCACCTGCTCGGCCTGGAGGCCCACACCATCAACAAGTGGGCCGCCGCCCGTTCAGTCGGCGCCAAACGCGACGGCTGGCGCCTCATCGGCCGCGGCAAGCTCTCCGCCGGCAAGCAATGCAGCGTCTATCCACCGGGCTGCGCCAGCTGGCTGTTCATGCGAGTGTGAGCAGCACCTGCAGCAGGGCCCGGGCATGACCCGGGCCACACTGGCAGCAGCAGCTCCAGCCCCATGTTCCATCGCCTGCTGCTCACCCCCATGCAGAACGTGGTGGCGATCGACTGCAGGGCACCCGACAACGCCCCGGAGCTGATGGTGGGCATGCTGGTGGTGGAGGCCGGCGCCACCGATGCAGAGGTGCTTGTCACCCCGCCCCAGGGCGGCGCTGAGTTCTGGCTGACCCTGCCGGAGGATGTCCTGAACCAAGGCCAGCGCTACGTTGGCTTTCAGATCCGTGCGGCCATCCGGCCTCTCACATGACCGTAGCCAGTCGCCTTCTGGCGTCGTTCCGCACCGGCCACAAGGTGATCGGCGGCGTGTTCCGCCTCGCCGTCTACGGCAAGGTGCTGCAGGGCGAAGCAGAACTGATGGAGCAGCACGACCGGGAGCGGTGCGTTTCTCTCGGCAGCTTCTACCGCCTGGCCGATGGCATCGCCAAGGACACCGGCATGTCCATCGAGGAGGTGGACAAGCTGATCCAGGATCTATCAAGGGTGGCCAACCCCAACGATCCGGATTCGCTGCAGGGCACCCTGCAGGCCTTCGGGTTGCTCAACAGTGATCCGCAGAGGCTGATCACCTTCCTCTCGTCCCAGGCCACCATGGACGATCAGAAGAAAGCCCTTGTCACCACTCTGCTGATCGGCCGCGGCGACTACCTCGACCCCGACAGCCAGGACTGGGTGAAGCTGGAGCCCGGCGACTGGAGCGAGAACGACACCAGTCAGCTGCCAGCTGACCTGATCAATGAGCTGCAGCAGTTCCTGATCGATGAGAAGGCGGCGATGACGGCGGGGGGAAAGCCGCCGGCGCCGAAGACGGCGCCGAAGCCCCGAGGCCAGAAGAAAACCTCAGCCGCGACGAGCACCGCGCCCGCATAGAGGCATACCTCAAGACTGCCCCTACCGACTGGGATGAGATCCAGCTGATCCTCACCAGCGGGCTGACGCAGGACCCCCGCTGGCATGCCGAGCGCTTCGCGTACCAGCCGGTGGATGCGGTGCTCAAGGCCTACGCCTGGGCCCTGAAGGAACGGGCCAAACGGACCAACGAGCTGAGCACCACCATGGCGCGGTTGGCCTCGATGGTTGAGATTGCTGCCTTCCCGGGCCTGGGCAACAAGGGCCGCAGCGAGGATCAGTTCCTGCCGTTCAAGATCTCCGACGCCCCGGGCAAGAACGCTCGCATCACCCAGGCGACGGCCGCCACGATCCGCTGGCTGCTCAGCAACAACCAGATGCCGCCACGGGTGCTGGTGGTGGCCCACGAAGAGCTGCAGCGCTCTGGCTACTGACTAGCCCGGCGCCAGACTGACCCCAAGCAGGGATGAACGGGTTTGACCCAGAGCGGCGGCGGCGGCGAATACAGCCTGGGCACAGCCACGCTGACCCTACGCGGCGACATGCAGCCGCTGGAGCGCGACCTGGCGCGCATGCGGGCGGTGATCGCCGACATGGAAAAGCGGGGCACCAAAATCCCGGCCCCCAACATCCCGCCGCCGCCACCGGAAACGCAGCGCGGCTATCAAGGGCTGGCCGCGACCATGGAGGCCTTGCGCCGCGGCGTGCAGGGCGATGGCGAGGCGTTCACGATGCTTTCGCAGCAGCTGCGCGGCGCCGGCCAGGCGGCGGCAGCAGCTGGCGGCAGCGGTGGCTTTGGTGGCGCCACCAATGGCCTGGCCGGAATGCTTGGGATGGCCGGGAAGGCGATACCGATCCTGGGCCAGCTCGGCCTGGCGGCCACGGGTTTGCAGGCCATCTTCGGGGGGCTGCAGGGGGCAGTTAACGCCGTGCTGGGCCCTTTGCAGCAACTTTCGGCCGAGGCCGGCCGGCTCAACAAGCAGGTGGCGGAGGCCGGGATCTTTGCGGCGCAGAGCTTTGCGATCCTCGGGCCAGACGGGAAGCTGGTGGAGGGTACTGCCCGCCAGATGCAGATCGTGCGCGGCGCGATCTTGAAGGAATACCAGGGCATCCAGAAAGAGGTGGCCAACATCAGCGGCGCCACCGCCAGCGAAATCTACGACGGCTTCAACATCATCCTCCAGAACATCGGCGCTCTAGGCGAAAAGGGCACGCTGGAAAATTCCGCCAAGTTGGCCACCAGGATAGCCGCCGGGATGAACACGCTTGGCATTCCTGCCTTCCAACTGCGGCAGGAGGTGAATGCCCTGATGACGGGAAATATTGGCCCTGACGCGATGCTGGCCCAAAAGCTAGGCATCTCCAACGAGGACGTGCGCCAGCAACAGGCCAAGGGGACGTTCAGCGACTTCCTAATGCAGAGGCTGGAGAAACTTTACGAGGGCCAAAAGGTGCTGTCGCTAAGCATGGAAAACGTATTGAGCAACTTTGAAGAAACCAATCAGGCAATTCAATCTGAGGCTGGCCAGCCGCTGGAGCGCGACACGGCAAGGATGCTGCAAACGATCGGGGTCACCTTCAAGAATCTGCAGAGCAGCTTTAGTGGGTTCTTCAAGAGCATCGCCGAGGCTGTTGGGCCAATTATCAAGGTGTTTGGCCCCGTTATTTCAGTTCTCACATCTATAGGTGCTATCGCTTCATCGGTGGGTCGGGTGATCATGGATGTAGTAGGCGTGGCAACCGCAGTGCTGGGTTTTGTGCTGCAGCCTGTTCTTGTAACGATTGCAAGGTTTGTTGAACTGATTGCCAAACAATTTGAAAATCTCGCGAATCTAATCGGTGGAACAATCACCCCAATCAAGGCACTGTTTAATGCCAGTGCCGATGCAGATGCCGATGGCGTTAACACATTCTTTGACAACCTCATAGCAGGCGCGGAAGGCGCCGGCAAAGCAATCGACAACTGGAACAAGAAGTGGGCGCAAAGCGTTCTGAACTTCCGTTTGTTTACGATGCGCGCCCAAATGATGGCGAGCGGTGCATCAGAAAAGCAAATTCAGGAAGCCCAGCTCAGCTTCAGGGAGAACTTCAACCGGCAAACCAACCTCAGCGAGCCGGTAACGCTGCGCAGCCTCAAGCTGCCAGCTGATGTTCTAGAGCGGATCGAGGCCAGAGAACAGAGGCTTGGCTCTGGAGCAATCCGGGCTTTGAACATCTCCAAGGAATGGTCAGAGATCAAGCAGAAGGCCTACCAGAACGAAATCAAGGCGCTGGAGCAGGGCCTCACCCTGATGAACAAGCAGCGGGAGGTGGCGGAAGCCATGAGCTCTGTTGCCGGAGCCCGCCGCGCTCTAGAGGCCCGTGGTTATGAGCTGGGCGCGCAGGTGGCTGCAAGCCCTGAGGCCAAAGCCGCTGCAGAGGCTCGCCTGGCTGACCTGAAGCTCAGGCAGGAACGAGAGGCTATCGCCGAACGGCGGGGGATTCTCCAGACCGAACGGGAGCTGCAGCAGCGGCAGATGCTTATCCAGGAAAAGCAGATCAAGATCCAGCAGGAGCAGCTCAAGATCCAGCTGGCTGAAGCTCAGGCCGAACAGGTGCGTGCGCAGAAGGAACGAGACGCTTTGCTGCGCACGCAGAAAAATATGCCCCTCTACAGCGCCGAGTGGGGCAAGAACCAAGAGCTGCTCAACATCAATGCTGCCGAGCAGACCCGCATCAACGCCAAGGTGGAGGGCAGCCGGCGGCAGGTGCAGCTGGCTTTTGAGGCCGAAGGCCAGCTGGGCACCATCATCGCTCTGGATGCCCAGCGACTGGGCCTCCAGGAGCAGCAGCTCGACATCCAGGGCCAGCAAGCCCAGTACACCCGTGAGCAGCAGTTGCTCCTGGCCCAGATCAGCGGTGCGGAGCAAAACATCTCGAACACGCTCGACGAGATCGTCAACAAGGAGAACGCCAAAAAGCGAGAGCTGGAAGATCAGAGCGACGCGATCAACCGTCAGAACACCCTCCTCGAGCGCCAGGGCCGGCTGGAGAAGGCCCAGGCCGATCTGGCCATGACCCGCGAGAAGGCGGCGGTGCAGGCCGCCGAGCGGCTCGCGGAAGTGCAGGAGCTGCAAGACCGCGCCCGCAGTGGCGGCGGCACCGCGTCGGTGATCGAGGCCCAGATCGCTGCGGCCGCGGCCGGGGTGAGCGGGATGGAATCAGCGGCGGAAGTGCAGCAGCGGCTGTTCGACGCCAAGGAGGGGCAGATGGCCCGCGAGCACCAGCTGGCGCAGAAACAGCAGGAGGTGCAGCACAAGAAAGAGGAGAGCGAGCTGCGGATCCAGAAGCTGCAGATGGAGCGGCAGAAGGTGGACATCGCCCTGCAGCGCGCGCAGCTGACGGCAGAGCTGGGTCGGCTCAGGCTGACCCAGATGAAGGATGAAATCGCCCCACGACTGGCAGGGGCCAGCAGCGTGCCATCGCTGGGAGGTGTTGCACGGCTTCCGGGCTCCATCAGTGGCCGGCTAGATGCGTCCGGCCAGAACGGCGCGGACATGCCAGTAGGACCAAACAATGAAATGCACAGCTACCACAATGGCGTGGTGACCGAAATAAGCAGAGCAGGTAACAATGGAAACTACACAGTAATTGAGTTCATTGACGACCTGGGCAACAAACTAGAGGCTACCTATAGCCACATGGCCGCAATCGTAAAGGTCGGACAGCACGTAGTTGGAGGGCAGGTGCTGGGCCGTTTTGATGGTTCAGGCCGCACGTTTGGCGCACATAACAGTGTTGACATCAATAGCCCTGGAACGAATGGGGCGTTGCAGCGCAATGCAGAAACGGCAGCCGCCCGCCGCAGCGCTGACCTTCTCGTTACGGGGAGGGTGCAGGGCCAGGCCGCTGGTTCCAGTGTCGGTGCCCCTTCAGCCTCGATCCTTCGCCCTTCAGGGCAGTTGCCTCATAGCCAGCGCATAGATGCGTTTTCCACGGTGGCCCCACCCCCTGGCGTGGCCCCTGGAGCAGCCATCCCGCTGGGCGTGCAGCCCTTCACCGGTATGGGCCAGGCCCGGGCCGCGGCTGCCCTCCCTGCTGACTCAGTTGCCACCACAGTTGCCGCCGTTGGGGGTGTTGTGGCGCCCAGCACCGCCAACCAGGCGGAAGCGCTGCAGCAGAGCCTGAACGACGTGGATTCTGCCGAAACCCGGCTGGTCAGGGCCATAGAAGACAACACCCAGGCCCTGAAAGACCTCCAAAACACCAACAGCCTGGAGAATGAAAACCTCACCGAGCAGCAGCTGGCAGAGCGAGCACAGCTGGCCTACGAGCGAACAAAGGCCCAACTCACTGCCGAGGTGATGCAGACTCCCCAGGGCCGCCTGGCCATCTCCGCCGGCGACGCGGTGAGCGGCAGCATCAGCGGCTCTATTTCCGGCGCCGTGCAGGCACTGCTCACTGGTGGTGATGTGAGGCAGGCGGTGAGCAGCGCGCTGGCGCAAGCGGGGCAGTCGCTGATGAAGGCCACACTCGACTCTCTCCTCAACCCGCTGCTATCCCAGCTGCAGGGCGGGATCGTGAAAACGTTCACCGGGATCGACATCCCGGGCAGAGCACTGGAGATGGCCGCGGCATCGCACACGAACGCTGCAAGCGCCCACCAGGGCGCTGCATTGCAGCTGATGAACGCTGGTGCGGCGTTGCTGTCTGCGGCCGGTGCATCCGGAGCTGCTGCCGTGGGCGACAGCGCAAACGTGTGGGGGAGCTTGGCCACCAAAATCCCCAGCCTGATCAGCGGCTTCGCTGGCCTCGGCAACCTGGATGTCGCGTTCAACAGCGCAGCAGCTTTTGGGGGGCCTGACTGGTCTGCCGCTGGTCCCATGCTCAACCTGGGCAGCCCCAACCTTTCCTTCACCCCCGGTTTCGCAGGTGGGGGGGAGATCCAGTACGGGCTCGACTACCTGGTGGGCGAGAAGAATGCGGAGATCGTGCGGTTCAACAAGGCCGGCGGAAAGGTCTACAGCAACCGGGCCCTCACCAAGGCGCTGGGTGTGCCGTTCCAGCGCACCCCAGGTGGCGGTGCTCAGGTGGCGGACGGTGGCGATTCGCTCGGCATCCCCTTCATGGCCGCCGGGCCCGCCCAGAGTGCTGGCGGCCGGTCTGGCGCGCCGCCAGTCCCCTTCATGGCCGCCGGGCCCGCCCAGAGTGCTGGCGGCCGGTCTGGCTTGCCGCCGATTCCCTTCCTCAAGTCATCCCCTAGCGGCGGCGCCATGGCAGGGTCTGGGCCTGGTGGCGCTCCCCCCAGCGCCATGGGCCCCTCCAGGTCGCTGCGGCTCAAGGTGGAAACGCAGGTGATCAACGGCGTGGAATACGCCACGGTGGAGCAGGTGCACCAGGCCGCAGCCGCAGCCGCTGCAGCCAGCCGCGAAGCGGTCTACAACGACTTCCGCAACAACCCCTCCATTCAAAGCAGCGTGGGGATGCGCTGATGATCGCCATCTGCGCCTACATCTCCTTCCAGGCCAATGGCGCGCCAGTGCCCGGCTACGCCTGGCAGAACCTCTTCACCGGGCAGACGCGCACCTACGACGGCCGGCCCCATACCTCGATGGGCTTCCGAATTTCCGATTCGGCCGGTGCCCGCGGTGGTGATCGCTCCGAGGGCCGGCTTGCGATGAACCGCAACCAGCTGGCGCTGAATGTGCTGGCCGAGGCCCGCGCCAACCGCTGGAAGCTCCGCGCCGATGTGGTGCTGTGCGACGTGGCCGCCGGCACCGATGTCCGCCTCCTCTCGCGCCATCTCTGGCGGCTGGGCCCGATCGAGCGGCGCGAGTACATCAAGGTCACCCTCACATCACCGCTGGATGCCATCCGTGGTGATGCGCCCCGCCGCCGCCTCACCACTGAGCTGGTGGGCCAGCTGCCAGACACCGGCTCCATCTTCATCGCCTGATGCCCATGCCACAGCACGCCTCACGGACCGCCCCCTGGTTGCGGTACATGGGCCTCCCCTACCGCTGGGGGGGGGATCCGGATCGCCATGGCGCCACCGACTGCTTGCGCCTCACGATCGCCGTGCTGGGCCTCTATGACGCCCCCCGGCCGCCGCTGATCAAACGGGAGTGGTATCGGGCCGCCAGCCGTGGCCGCTGGCGGCCACTGCTCGAGGAGCTTGCCGCCATCACCACACCGGTGCCCGGCGCCATGCCCCTCGACGTGGCGCTGCTGGCCGACGGTGAACCGATCGCCCTGGGTGTGTGCGTGGCCGGTGGAATCCTCACCACCTGCCAGGGCCAGGGCGTGCACTGGAGGCCGTTGGCGCCCTGCCAGGTGCGCCGCTGGTTTCACTTCCTGCCTGTGGCTCCATCCACCACCGCGCCCATCCTGATCCTGTGACGCGCCATCCCCGCCCCCTTCCTGGCGACGCCTACCTGGCGGAGCTGCTCGGCTGGAGCGAAGACCAGCTGCTGCGCTATCAGATCGAACGGCAGCAGGCCGCGGCGATCGAATACACGCGGAACCCGCCACTGGCCACCTGCGGTCCAACGCCCGCCGCTACCTGGGCGATCATCTCGCTGGCCACCACCATCCTCTCAACGGGCTACACGGTGCTGTCCACTCTGTTGGCGCCCAAGCCGAGGCAGCCCGGGCGATTCATCTCCAAGACCAACCGGGCCGACAACATCAGCCGCAGCGCGCGCTACGCCCCACGGCCCGGCTTCGATTCCACCCAGGAGGTGGCGCGGCTTGGCAGTGTCATCCCCATCGTGTTCGCCCGGCGTGAGTATTTGCCCGCCCTCAATGGCCGGCCCGCGGGCTGGTACGGCGGCTGCCGCGTCGATCTGGAGCTCCTGTGGTCTCAACTGGTGGCCGTTGACGGCGGCCAGCTTTTTCGCGCGCTCTACATGCTGGGCGAAGGGCCGATGGCCGAGGTCGACTCGGCCGGCTTTGCCATCGGCAACAACCCCCTCCGCTCCTACGACCTCGGCACCGCCGCCGCCAATGAGGCCGCCGCCCGCGTCACCGTCTACGCCCGCCTGGGCGGCGGGCGGATCCGTTCCACCGATCGCATTGCCGGCCGCCTTGCCGCCAAAGACATCGGCAACATGGAGAACGACGGCGGCGGCGATGTCTTCCAGGTGCGCAGCACCGGCGGCGTGATCCGCCCCGATGCCTGCGCAACCGCACGCCCCAGCAGCTCTACCGCCTGCGGGCTCTACGCCACCATCGGCAACGGGCTGGGCCTGCGGATAAACCCCGAGATGCAGGCCACACGGCAGATCACCACCAAACCACGGGGCAGCAGCGGCAATCAGACCATCGATCCGGTTGATGATCCGGTGGCACTCGGCTCAATCTGGAAGGCCAAGCGGATGTGGTCCGGCCGCAGCGGCGTGGTCGACACCTCAATCGGCGGGGCAAGTGGATTGGTCACCCTGCCCGTCGGTGCCACGTTCGACTACTTGCTCTCGAAAAGTAGCGATGCCAACACCAGATTGAAGTTCGACAAGACCAACACCGACAGCAATATCAAGCACCGCGAAAACTGCACTGATGTGGCCGCGGCGATCAGTGCACGCCAACGCAGTGCTGATGATGCCCTGCAGGTGGGAGAGCTGTTCAAGGCCGGCAGCTGCTTGGCAGTGCTGGAGCAGCGCACACCGTCCAATGATCTCTTCTCCTCCAACGCCGACAACGAGCCGGTGGGTGATGGCCAGAACATCACCGCCCGTTTCCGGGTGGTGCGCGCCGGCACGATCTACGTGACGCCCAACTCGGAGATTGATCCGGCTGCCACTGGCACCGAACAGTTCCCCGAGCGGGTTGGCCCTGAACAGGACTGGGACTGGTCCGCTGTGGATTCCGGGCCCCGCTACGCCACTGGCACCAGCCGCCCTCACCTTCATCGCTGTGCCATTGCCGATTTCACCCTGACCAAGCCCGCACGCATCATTGAGATTGGCATCCGCAGCACCTTGGGGATGCGTACCAGCGGCTTCGCCAACCTTCGCAAGTGTCCCACCCTGCAGGAGATCAATCGCCTTGCTGGTGGGCAGCAAGAGGGCGAAAACCTGCCGTCGGGCGAGAAGCCGAAGGTTTCCCAGTACAGGGGTGCAACCATCAATATCCCCGAGGAGCGCTACTCGTTCCTTCGCCTCAGCTATCGCCCCGAGGGCCAGGCGACGTTTGTGGAGTTGCCCACCATCTATGGCGTGCGGGGGCTGACGCAGCAGGCCCAGAACAATCAAATACAGCTGGAGTTGCCCGCCAATGCACGCTGTGCGCAGATCCGTTTGGAACCGCTCAGCGGCTGGGAGATTCGCTCCGGCACCGCCACTGGCCTGCTGGCTGTACTCGACAGCCGCATAACCAGCCTGCGGACCGTTGTAGATGGCGATTGCACGGTGCGCTACCTGGGCAAGGCGCCGTTTGCCAGAACCCAAAAGCGCTTTGATCTCCGTTCCATCGAACCGGATCGGCGTGACGCCCTGGCCGGCTTGACCACCACCACCGCTGCTGTGGGGGCTGTGCCTGGGGTCTACACCGGTGTGCAGGTGTTGCAAGGCGGCATCGACCTGGGCGGCCGGGTCACCGTGACCGTGCCGAGCTCCGGTGGCTTCAACAGTTCCAATATCAATGTTACCAACCGGGGAAGCGGCTATGAAGTGGGACCGATCACCTTGGCCAATGGCAAGCCCGGGGGTTCTGCTCCGTTCCCAGTAATCGCCACCCGCAGTTTCGTAGTTGAGCTAGTCCCTGCCGACCCATTTGTCTTCAACCAATTCGCGATGGTTGAAGACGGGGAGCCTGCACCGCGGATTGGCAACCGTGTGACCCTTTCCAGTACCGGCAGTCTGCCAAATGGGCTGAACAGCTCCACTACCTATTTCGTGGTGAGCAAACCAGCCGAGACGGAATTTAACCTCGGCCTCACCGCTGACGGTGCTCCCGTCAGCATCACCAGCAATGGGAGTGGTGTGATTACTGCAACGCAAATTAACGGCCCCACCACCAACTGGGCCGGCACCGCCATCATTGGCAAGACCGATTTGGGGTTGGGTTGGAGCGATGGTGAAAACCTTGTCGATCCGTGGGGGAAGTTGGCGGAAAGTTTTGTTTACGACGAGATCCAAAGCACCGCCAACCAGGGGCCAGAGCATGAGATCGGCTATGTGAACATCATCGAGACCAACCCCACCGCACCCAGCTACTCGAACATTGCTCTGGTAGGGCAAAACATCCGCTCGGCCCTGGAGCTTCAGAGCGTGAATCAGCTCTCAGCCCAGATCATCGGCGGCCACATCTGCCCCCGTTACATCGAGGCCAGCGATGGCCCCACCCATCTGCTGCCCGACATCTTCTCTCGGTTGGCTTTGAGCCCACGATTTGGCGCTGGGCAGGACGTGAGCGCCGAACAGATCGACGCACCCAGTTTTCTGACTTCCGCCCAGTGGTGCTTTGATCGACGGTATTTCTTTGATGGTTCTTTGCCGGAGCCGGAGAACCTGCGGCAGTGGGCAGCAGACCAGGCCAGCCTGCATTTGCTCGCGTTCTATGAACTGAATGGGAAGTTCTATTTCAAGCCGGCGTTGTCGTTTGATCCGGTGGAGATCAAAGACCTGTTCACCGCTCAGAACATCAAGAAAGGCACCTTCCAGTCCACCACCAGCGACGACGACCAGCGGCGACCGATCCAGGTGAGCGGGCTGTACCGGGAGGAGCGCAGCAATGACGACCTGCTGTCTCCCGGGGTGTTCTCCACCGTGCGGGAGATCACGATCCGCGAGGCATCCGCCAGCGACAGCGACCCTGTGGAGCCGCTGGACATGAAGGCCAGCTGCACCAATCGCTGGCATCTGATCGATGCGGCCAAACTGCTGATCCGCTGGCGGCGGCTGGTGGGAGACCCGATCAGCTTTGAAACCACCTACGCGGGCATCTTGCGGCCGATTGCGCCGGAGGATCACATTGCGGTGGCCTTCGACGAGGAGCTCAACGACCTCTGGTCAAACGGCGCGGTGTTGCCCGATGGCACCCTGGTGGCCTCCGAACCGCTCGAGGACGGCAGCTACCAGGTGCTGGCCTGGGATGGCACCACACCGCCGGGTCCCACCATTCAGACCCTGACGGTGAGCGGCGGCGGCACCCGCGGCAACCTGCTGGGCACCCAGTGGACCCGTACTGCCCCTCCCCAGGTGCGGACATTCCGGGTGATGCGCGTCACCCCCACCGATGACGGCCGGCAGAAAATCGAGGCGGTGCTCATGCCCACCAACGAGCAAAACCGCCAGCTGATTTCCCTAGATTGGGATTCGCCGAGTGCGTGGGTGATCCGCGGCTGATGGGTATCCCCTTCCCTGCCATCGAACCCACGGGCTTCAGGTTCACCATGCCCCGCCATCCGGTGACCAGCGCGATGAGCGAGGCCGGCTTTGAAGACCAGCGCCTCTGGGGCACGGTGGCGGTGCGGGGGGTGTTTGATCTGGAGTTCAGCAACATCCGCACGGACGCCGCCACCTTGATCCTCGCCAGCTTCCACGCCAGCTATTCCGGCGTACTGGACCTGGACCTGCCCGACATCCTCTTTGCCGGCTACTCGAGCACCGATCGGACCTTCATCGAGTCGGTTACCACCGGAGCGGGCCTGAAGTGGTTTTGGCCTGTGGGGCAGGACGCCCCCACGCCGCAGCAAAGCCTGGTCTACCGCCGCCGCTGCAACCTGCCGGTGCAGCTCCAGGCACGGCTGCAGAACAGTCCATAGGCCTGGCCCTGCCTAGCCTCCTGATGAGGTATGAAGCCAACCAGAAATGGGCGTCAGGAACACGACCCAGAGTGATGTGTACTGGAACGGCTCGCTGGTGGGGAAGATCACAGATGTAACGCCCACGGTTTCCCGCGATGAGCTTGAAACGACAGGCATCGGACAGGCCGCGGGCACTGTGGCCAAGGGGGTGCGCTCCACCCAGCTGAGCTGCACCTTCCTCTACGACCCCGACAACGCCGCCGCATGCGCAATGGCCAACAGCATCTGGGACGACAACGAAGCCCTTGACACCCTGCGCATCGTCACCCGCCGAGGCTCCACCCGTGGAGATTTCACGATGGAGGTGCTGACGGCCTCTCTCGGTGCACCCGTGCGGGTGCGCGAATTGATCGCCTGCTCGCTCAGCATGCGGGTGAACGGCGACATGAGCGGTCGCTTCTGATCGATGGCGATCGACGGCACGATCGGCACCCTCAGCCTCAGCCGCAGCTGGCCGCCGGCGGTGGTGCTCACCGATGCGGTGATCGATGCGCCCGCCACGGTGGTGCGCCTGCGGTTGGAGGAGCCCGGCTTTCTCAACGGCGACCAGGTGCTGCTCACCGCTCCCCTGGGCCTGCCGCTCGACGTGCTCGGCACCGGCTACGCCAACTGCCCCGATGGCCACACCTTCTGGGGCGATGCAGCCTCCGGAGGCCCGGCCACCGCGCACCGGCTCGGCGCCGATGCCCCGTTCTGGGGGCCCGACGACAACGCCACCTTCTGGGAGCATGCCGGCACGGTGGGCTTTGCCCAGCAGGCCACGGTGTTCATCCACCGCGATGCGCTGGAGCGGGCCACCTTCTACAGCCTCGAGGTGTCTGCCGTGAACGGCGGCGAGCTGAGCCGGCTGCCCCTGCGGCTGGTGGGCTTTGATCGGCTGATTCTCAGCGTCGCCAGCACCCGCAACGGCTACGCCGAGGCCCTGCTCGCCCTGGCCCTGGCCCTGCCCCGGCCCGAGGAGCCCGAGAGCCTGCTGGCCGATCTGGTGCCGGCCCTGCCGGCGGTGATCCAGGAGGCCGGCGCCGATGCGGACGAGCGAGGCTGGAAACGGCAAGCCGATCTTCTCGAATGGGACCTGGAAGACGACGCCGGCATGCTCAAAACCGAGGCGATCGGCGAGGCCTTTGGGTCGGTGATCGCCAGCCAGGCATCAGGCGCTGGTTCGTTCGTTGGCGAGGTGAGCAACACCTACAGCCCTGGCGTCAGCTCCGGCGCCGCGATGCTCAGGCTGCAGCAGCTCAGCCGGCACGGCAGCACCGCCACAATCCGCCTGCTGGTGGCCGATGGCCGGCGAGGCCACTCCAATGGCCATGCGTTTATTCGCGAGGAATGCCTCTTCTATGAGTTCGACATCGCCCTCACCAAAACGAGGCTGTCGGCCCGGGCCGGCGACACGATGAAGATCTCCGGCCAGTTCGCAGCAATCGGCGACGTGCGCCACGTCATCGCTGATCGGACTCATCCCTTGTCAGAGATGGACCCTGCCTAGCCTGCGGGGAGAAGCAGCAGCAGATGGCTCGGATCAGCGTCGCCAACGCCCTTGCCGGCATTCGCAACGCCGTGGGTGCTGGTGGGCAGCTGCGGGCAAAGGATCAGCTCTCGGCGGTGGTGGATGCCCTGCTGCAGCTGGTGGGCAACGCCAATATTGCCCCGGGCAATTCCGAGCCGGCCGATCCGCTCAACAGCCCGTTCACGATCTACGTCAACCCCTACATCGGCACGGACCGTTTCGTGGGTGGTTCCTACAACTGGTTTGAGGAGCCGGCCGGCGCCAGCGACGCCGCCAAGATCAGGGCCAAGCTCAGGCGCCTCGAAAACCAGCGCCTTACCTGTGGCTACAGCAAGCAGCGACCGTTCCGCACCATCAACCGGGTGGCGATTGAGATCGTCCTGGCCACCAGCAAGAGTTATTTCACCCTCAATTCAGAAGACGCTCAGGTTGACTGCCCAGCGGTTGAGTTTGCCCCGGGCACACATATTTTCTACAACGACCCCGGCAACAGCCCCAGCGCCATTCCGATCACCGAATGGCCGGCCGAGGGGTTTGACCCCACACCAAACCACCTGATCGCCTTCAACCCCAACAGCGGCGGAATTGTTCTGCCCCGTTACGCCACTGCCAGCGCCCCGCTCAGCCTCAGGCAATGCACGGTGAGGCCCTCCTGGGTGCCGGCCGCGGCGGATGAGGCAGTCGACTACAGCAACCGAGCGGCAATCCTCAAGATCACCAACACCAGCTACGTCTACGGGCTTACGTTTCGTGACCAGCTGGGCGCCAACTCCAGCCACCACCTCATCGATTGCTTTCAGGCCGCCAGCCAGGCGGATCTGAATCAGCTCTACGCCAAGGTGCGCACCGCCATGGGCGGCGCCAGCAACAGCGGCAACATCTCCAACGCCCTGGCCGTCCCCCGCCTGTCGGAATACGAAATTGTGGGCCCGTTCGGCGCCAACCCTTCGGAGGCGTCCGACACAGTGAAGGGCGCCAGCCCTTACGTCTACAACTGCTCGCTGCGCACCGAGTGGGGCATGGGCGGAGCGTTCTGGGATGGCGCCCGCGTTACGGGCCTGAAATCCATCGTGATCGCCCAGTTCACCGGCATCTCCGTGCAGCGCGATCTCAGCTGCTGGCAGATTTACCGGGAGGGCGCCTGGCGTGCGCCGGTGAACTACCAGGAGCTGATCGACAGCGAGGCCGACGACGTGCGGATGAAGCCGCAGCGGATGAGTCGCCACGTCAGCCTGATCAGCGGCGCCTTCGGGCAAATGGTGAGCGTGTTTGCCATCGGTGCTGGCCGCCATCACTTTGCCGATAGCGGCGCCCAGCTGGAGTTCAGCAACTCCACCAGCAACTTCGGTGGCTGCGTTGCCGTGGCCAAGGGCTATGCCCCCAACAGCGACCCGCTGGATCAGAACTGGAACCTCAGGCGCCTGAAGGTGGCGCGCAGCGTGGCCGATCAGACCGGCAACGTGCGGCAGATTGGCCTCGGCAACGTGGCTGCCATTTCGGGCAGCCTGATCACGCTTCAGCTGCCGCTGGCCCCTAGCGATGATCCGGCTATACCCGCCGTGCTGGCCGCTCAGGGCTACTCGCTGCCCGCTGGCACGCTGATCTGGATTGAGAACCCAGGGGGCCCCGATTGGCGCGCCACTCTGGCGGCCAATGCCTGGGTCAGCACCTCAGCTACCGAGATCGACATCACAGGTGCGGCGCTGCAAGCCGGCACCAACCTCCCGATTGGCACGGCAACGGGTGGAGCATCCTTGGCAGTCGGTCGGAAGGTCTACATCCGGCGGTTGTGGGACAACCGCAGCTCTGCGCAGCGGCGGGTATCGCTGAGGCTGGCGAACACCACCAACTCCAGGGTGCCGGTGCGCAACAGCATTCTTCAGACCCGGCCTGGGGTGACTGGCGGCGGCATTGATCGCGTGCTGGCCCCTGGTGGTGCTGAGGTGCTGGCCGTGACCACGACCACCAAGATTCCAGCGGAAGGTGCCGGGGTGGTGATGTCGGCGGAGATCACAATCCGCCGCTCCTGTCCCGATGAGGTCTACGCCGCCGGCCGCTTCTATCGCAAGGGGGAAACGGTAAAGCATGCCGGCAAGCACTTCACCGCCACCGTCACACATGTTTCCGCTGGAAGCACGCCTGATGAGGCTTTCTGGCAGGAATCCTATGTGCAGCAGGCGTCGGACTACAACGCCGAGGATCCAACCTCTCTGGAAGCGCCGCAGCTGATTTTCGACACCGATACCGACGGCGGCACTGACCTGACCACCACCTGCGGCATCAACTGGGCCACCATCTACACCAGCTCCGGCAGCGTGCGCGATCAGCTGCGCAGCGCTACCGACTATCGCGGCGCACTGGCCATGCTCCTGGCTCTGGGCTTCAGCAGCACGGCTGCGCACAACGCCCTGGTGCCGCGTACGGAAGCAAGCCGCGAGCTCGATCCCGCATCTGCCACAGACTTTCCCACACCGCCAAGTGGTGGTGCTGCCAGTGGCCGCGCCAACTGGGCCCTGGAGTTTCGACAGCCCAGCTTCATCCAGCTGCTGGGGCAGAATCTTAACGGTGTGGGTTTCTGGAATTACACCAGAGCGCTGCCTCGTTGGCGCCGCACGATGAGTGCCAGGAACGAGTTCAATGCAAACTTTGCACCAGAACAAGGCGGCAGGGTAGAAATTCGCGGCACCAACAAGGATGGCTTTGATGTAACCAATCAAGGGCTGATCAACACCGACACCGGCGAGGTCATTGGTGTTGATGACATTGGCAAAGAAGGTGATACCCCGCCGCCAACACGGCTCGATAATCTAACAGTTGACAACCTTACGGCAACCGGTAAGTTCGACGTAAACGGTGTTTCCGAGCTCGATGGCGGCGATGCCATGGGCATGACAACCAACAAATTTGGGTTTGGCCAACTGGCACCAATCGCAGATTATCTAAACAGTACAGTCATTGCAGCAAATGATGAACAACTATCACGGGCAAATAATAAGCTAGTTAGTCTCCCTGGCCTCAACCGCTGGCGGCAGGCGCAACGGCTGGTCTCGGCCGCTACCGGCACAATCACGATCTACGTGCAGAGCACTGCGACGGATCGAACCCTGGATCAAATGTTCGACACCCCGCCAACCAGTCCGGTTGCCGCCATTCCCACCCTGGCGCGGGCGGCGGAGTACGCGAATGCAGTGATTGGCAGCGGCAACCAAACCGCTGAAATCAGGATTGCGCCAGGGCTCTACGATCCTGCTTCGGTGTGGGAATGCAATGTGGTGTTCAGGGCCAGCGATCCGACGCAGGCCGGCTGGCCGCTGATCTTCCCCGAAACCGGCGACCCTGCCACCGCTGAAACCTGGTTTGATGGCTCAGGTTACGGCAACCTCAGCACTCGGGTGAATTTCAGGGCATTTACGCTGTTTTTACGCGACAGCCAGACCGCCAACAATCAGCTGCACGTAAGCACATTCGGTCGGCAAATGCGCTGGCGTCGTGGTGTGGACTTTCGTGGTGGGTTCCACTTCCTGGGCGTGTCCGAGTTGATCAAGCTGGTGGCTGAAGGCGCAATCACCGCAGGGCAGTTCATTACTGGCAGCGTCACGCTCCCCAGCGGTGCATTCACCACCAACACCGCCACGAACGTTGATACATTCCTGAACCAGCTGCGGATCAGCAATGGCCGCAACCCGGCGTACGACAGTTGGACCACCACCCCGCCAATCCAGCTAGAGGGCAACCCCACCGACGTGGCAGACCTGCGCGGCATTGTGTTCGGCTCGCCGCTGCCTTCGCGCAAGGATTCACTTGGTGCCGCTCGTCCGCCGTACATCGCAACCAACGGGCTGGTCCAGCTGCGGTGGAGCGCCCTTTATCTGCGCGGGAATACGACCATTTCCAGCGCCGGCATGGGGGTAACAAATGACGTGCCGATGTCTGGCGATACGCACTATGGATCAACGTCAGTTGCAGCACCCTGGACTTGGCGCCAGTTCCATCACACATTCCTCGGGCCGATCACTGCTGAGCCTGTGGTGATTGATCAGATAGGCTCAAGGGTCAGCTACCTGCAGGATCAATCAAATCCTGCCACCAGGACCTGGCATCAAAACTCCACCAATACTCGTTACTTGCCAAATCACATCCACCTGCTCACATCGACTGGTGCCGAGCCTGCTGACAACGACTCTGGCCCGTTCCTGGATCAGTTCATTCATGCCAAGCGTTCTTTAAGTGTTCGTACTGCTTTTCTGCAGTCCTTTTCATCGTCAGCTACTGGCAACATTACAGAGGGATTTGTTGGTCGATTTGGCTCTAACGGCTATAACTCCGTCAAGGTGCGCGGCGTACTGCTGGGCAACGAGGGCATCTCTGACCAAGAGCGCGGCGCCACGGTGCTTCTCGGTATAGACACCAGGACTGCTCTGGGACCTCAATTTCTGCCAGAACGCACAATTTTTAAGGTAGCGGGCTTAGCCGCCAACCAATTTACGCTGATCGTGCCCAAGTACGGGATTGACGTTAACTCTGCAGCCGCTGGCGTTACCTATCAAATCCTGTCGCTGGGCAGCACCACTCAGGCCAACTGGAACACCCTTGCCGGAACATCGGGCCTTACCTATGCAGTCGGCAATAGGATCACGGCGGCCGTGAACGGTTCAACACTGGCCGATACAACCGGCCTAGTCGAGCCGTTCTATGGCGAGCCTCACCCATTGGGCGCTTCCACTAGGCGATACAACCCTGTCATCACCAACGCCGCGCTGAACCAAGCGGACAGCACCTTTGCTCTAAACATGGCGCTGCGGTCCTACGCCCGTGGCATCAGCCCTGAGCACGGGTTCAACATCACTCCAAACGTCGTGCTCTGATCATGCTTCCCTCTGACCCTGGCTACATTCCCGCCGCCGACGATGAGCGGGTGCTGGCAATCCCCCTGTACCAGTGGTTGCTCGGCATGAACACAGACCCCTACGCCGCCCATTCGCGTGACGAGGGCCTGATTCAGGCGATCGAGGAATCGCTGCGCTGATCTGTCCGGCTAAGACCACCTCAGCAGACTGAGGTAGACAGCGCTCAGACCGTGACCTGCCCTCAACCATCGCCACCGCACCTGCCGCGATCAGTTGACGGCCACAGGCCTAGTTTTGTGATGACGAAGCACTAGGCCATGCACGAACCATACGACCCAGCCAATGGGGCTCACGAGCCTCGGCCACCCCAGGTGCTGGCCAGTTATCTGCTGCCGGTGCTAGCAACAATCACGGCGCTCAGTTTTATGGCGGCTGCCAGCGCCAGCATTGGCGTGTGGAAAGACGTGTCGGTTATGCGTGAATCGATGAGCACGCTGATCAAAAACAGTGACCTACAGCAAAAGCGCTATGAGGTCGTGAAGGAGGAGCTTCAGGAACACGAAGTACGCCTCACCAAAGGGGGTCTATGACCACGCATTCTCAACAGAAAGCCAGCCGCAGTGTGATTGCCAGCGTTTCACCTGTGATCGGCGCCGGCCTCACCATCGCCGGCTGGGTAGTGGTGGCCAATGTGAGCTGGCAGCTGGTGGCAGGCCTCACCCAAGCCATGCTGTGCGAGATGCGCAGCCGCCGACCGTTGGAGTGCCTGCCGGCCTGGTCGCAGATGGGAGAGATTGGCCGCCGATCCACCGACACCCTGCTGGCCCTGGTGGTGCACAGCCCCGCTGAATCAGCTGCTGCGGCCATGGGTGGGTTGGCCGGCAGTGTGCTGCTCAACCGCCGCCGCACGGAGGATGAAAGCGAACAGCCCCTCAGTGGCCCGATCGGCATCGTGCCGGATCCCGGGCAGGGCCATGCTGGAGATGGCGATGACCCTGAACCAGCATGATCGGCTTCCTGTTCAAACCCGTCCTTGGCTTGGTGCTCAGGCATCTCACCACCCTGCTACTGCAAGCCCTGGGGGCTGACCTGCGAAAGCAACTGCCGGAGGTGTTTGCCGTGATCGATGCCCAGATGCAGCGGGCGATCACGGCCGGCGCTGCTCAGGTGTCACTGCTGTTCTTTACGGCGGTGCAACGGGTGGTGCATCGCGATCCCTTGGCTGTGGAGCTGCGCATCCTCACCCTGCTGTTCGATCCGGCGGCCCTGGCGCGTCGTGAGCAACCCACACAACCCACCATTCCATGAACCCCTCCCTCAACCCATGAACCCCTCCCTTCTGCGCTACGCCCTGTCCACCAAACTGGGCAACCCCCAGCATCAGGCCTTCTGGTCGGCGGTGGAGCTCATGCTCACCCCGGCGCAGCGGCAGCAGCTCGAAGAGGGTGGCCAGATCCGCAACAGCATCTGGCTGAAGCCCACACCACCTTCCGGACCTGTCGCTGCCCCGGCCTCTCCCGTCACCCCTGCCACCGTGATGAGCAGGGATCCCAGCCTCGAGAATCTCCAATCCTGGCTCACCTACCTCACTAGCCCGCAGGTGCAGCAGGAATCACGCGAGCGCATCCGACCGCTGACGCCAGCCGAAGCATGCGGGTTCATCGGCTGCATCATCATCGAAACCGGACGGCCCAACCTTGACCGCCTCGATGTGGTTGAGGCAGGTTCTGGTGCAGGGCGTGGCGCGATGCAGTACACCGCGGTCAGGCGCATCGCCTACGACAAGGCACGCTCGACGGCCCTTAACAGTGGCATCGATCCCAACTCCAACCGCTGGCAACAGCAGTATTTCGCTGAGGAGTACGCCGGTCTACACGACCCATCGCAGGGTTCGCTGATCGGCTGGACTCGAATTTTCGAGAACCGGCCGCCGAACATGACACCGGCACAGGCTGCTGAATACTGGACCGGATCAGCCGCCAGCCGCACCGGATACTTCCGCCCTGGCGTGCCGCACCTGGACCGCCGCCAGGCCGAGGCTCAGCGCGTGTGGGGGCTGGTGCAATCCGGGCGGCTGTTGGCCCCACAGCAACGGCCACCGCTCCAGCAGCAGGGCGCCCCGGTCCCTGCCGGGATGGTCGGGCCCAAAAAGCAGCCACCGCTGAAGCCCGGCGATCACCACCTCCTTGCCGATGATCGCCTGAAAACACTCACCGCCTACACCCACGACGGCAAACGCCTCTGGTCTGTGCCGTGTCTGTGCCGGGGCCAGGCGGGCGAATCGGAATGGACGGTAACCAACAGCGATACACCTCCAGGGCTGTACCTGGTGGGCCAGGTCTACCGCGACTATGAGCAGGACC